AGTGTTAGGGACTCTGCCTTCTTTAATGGATCTAACTCAGCCAAGTTTATAACATCAGAGATAAGACCTGCTGCTGCATTAATTAATATAAAAGTCTCAAATATCTTAGTAAAGATGTCTCCGAATTCCCCACATAAGCCACTGGAAATAGTTGAGCCTGTGTTAGTGTCTAAGTGAAAGTCAAAATCACTGAGAAAGCTATCAAATTGTACTGGTATCGATATCGATAAGTCTGGATTATAATCACGAATCACCGGATATACAGCAACGGCATTGATCTGGTTCCGTAAAACAAAGTCAGCGGTGTCTACATACGTAATTGGAAACTGACTAACTCTATTCTTGAGCATAGGATATGAGGTTAAGTCAACAGCACCACTACTAAAAAGAACATTCAGCCTATTAGTTAAATTAATAACAGTCGTTCTATCAACCCTATCAAGTGGATTGCTCGTAATGAGTAACGACGGCTCGAACAGTGTATTAAAGATCGCACTATTCGGCGTCAAGACTTTGGGATCAAATCTTGAGGTTAACGGTGTACTTGAGTCGCATCCGATTGTCATTTAATTATCCTGTTCGTCATGTCTCTATTTATTCACACGGAAGTATTAGAATCGTCGCCATGCCCCATGAAGCTAGTCATAGGAGGGTTCTGTTTTTGCACGAAGTTACCACCCAATAGCGATGGGCGACTTGCAGGAATAACTCCAGGGTTGACAACCTTAGCTATTTCTGTTACACTGGGTGATGCGCTTGCAAGCGCAACTTGAGGTCCACGGAGCGTGTCGATAGCAGTTAGTGTAGCTATTGATGTCTCGGCAGTCACCGTACCAATATTAACTACCGAACCATCGAGTGATGTGATCCCAACAGCGTCTAAGTTCAATGTGCCACCAGCAGCGACATCGACCTTACCAACTGCCGATACGTTAGTACCACCCAAACTATGAATAGAAGCAGTCGTTGTTGCAGAGATGGAAACTATTCCAAGTGATGTCAAGCTTACAAGCACAGGCGAGTTAATTTCAACGCCCTTGTGTGTCGCATCTATATAAGGAATGGTCTGTGTAGATACCGCTGGCACGCCAAGCGAAGTAATCTTTGTATAAGCAGTTGAGTAAAGATTCATCTTATATGAATCCATGTGTATATCGCCTAATAGACTTTGTACGTAAAAGCCACCAATGGTTGACATACTCTTAATATTATCATAAGCTACAAGATTTATATCATCAGATGTAGCAAATAGTCCAATACTACCACCAGAGATATTAGCCTTAACGGCAGATTTAATATTAACTGTATTCCGTGCAGTCACGTTAAAGTTCTCGCACTCAATATCGAAATCGCCGGCGATCCATACTTTACCAGAACCAGTTTCTACTTTATGCGTCCAGTTTTCGTGAATATTAGTGTGTCGGCTACCCTTCACAGTATTACACTCAACACCTTCTGTAGAGTTGTATGTGTCGCCAAATGATTTAATAAGGATAGTGCCGTTCGGGTCGATCTGAAATACAGAGCCACTTGAGTGTGATAGTAGAATATAGTTCCCGCCTTCGTTCTCAACTGGATCACATAGCACCAAGAAGTTGTCACCATTCTTTGATTTGATAACTCGATTGTCGAGGTTTCTTTCTGGCGTCATGACCGGCGGCTCATCACACGTATCACCGTTTGCCATAGAGATGTCTCGGTTCCTGAGTGATTGTTGCAGAATAGTTTGACCAAAATCTGCGTCTTCACCACTGACGTATCTGTGTAAGGGTGGTGCACCGAATTCTTCCAGACTCTCTGGTGGAATATATCCGTCTGCACCAGGCTGTCCTGAGCCGGCTGGGAACGATAAGTTCATGCCCGGTATTCTACCCATGACCATAGGATGCTGTGCTTCTCGCCCGTCGACAAAGAATCCAAACACCCAGTCACCAACTTTAGGAATGACTTGAGAAGCGCCATAAGAGCCATCGAGTACAGTGGCCCATGGTAAGTGCTGCGTTGGCAGCAGGCCTTCGTCTTTAGGCGGATGCACTCCGAATGCTCGCACCCGAACGCGCCCAGCATTAGTCAAGTCTTGTCTATCTTCAACAACGCCCACAAACCAAACTAAGTTATTAAATAATCCGCTCATAGTACCACTTTTTCCATATCATATGTCCTGCCTAATAGACCCGAAGCACGTTCTTTGCTTGCGCCACGTAGCCCGCCTCTCGTCAGCACTAGGTTTTGCGTATATTCATCTCCGTTAAATGAGTTGTTTATAGAAACAATCATATACTTTCCCGTTCTTTCTGTGTCAAACTTTCTTCTACCATCAAGGGATTCAGCAAACTCGTACAGTTCTAACACAATGATCTGTCCCGGATATAATTCCGTTCTACCTTTAATAGTAGTTGTCAAAGCATTCACTGACATGTGATAATCAATTATAGGCTTTATCGTATAGTTCTCGAAGTAATACTGATAAGGCTTCAACTGATATTTAACTTCACCTAGATTAGCGCCGATCTGTGGATAGTCAGCAATCAATACCGTTTCAGGTGCATTATCTGGCTGCATGTAGTTATTAATAAATTCAGGCGTGTGTGTCTGCTTCAACGTATCAATTTGCGTGAATTGCGAGAACTCATTTGAATAATCATAGTCCCGTGTGATACGAGTTCTTGTTAAATAATCAAGTTCTGTAACACGTCTCCTATATCCACCAGTCTTAATATCGGCAATACTATTTACCTTTGTGCCAAATGCAACACTTGCAACCGATTGTTGCGCAATGTTTTGACCAGGACCAGAGTTATCGTCTGTAGTATTATAGATGAATTTTAAGTTATTTGCAATTGCTTTAGCGTCATCAGATACATCATTTATGTACTTATCATATAGGTACTCGTATGTGCAGAAGTAATACTTTTCTCGTGTCTCAAAGAATTTGAATGAGGACGATTTACTCGCAGATGAATAAGCCCGCCTCGTGAGGAAGTTCATCGCCTCATCAGGCCGCATGTTAGGAATCACAAGCGTCTGTGTTCCATCAGTTGCCTCGATCTCAATGTCTTTATCTATGGCGTTATCACCTGTGCGGAAGTATTCATCGTACAGCGCCAGGGCCATCTGCGCGATAGTCTGATCTGCATATGATTTGCGAATCTCTACACTATCTGAGGTCAGTTTCTGCTTTGAACAGAATCGAATCGTGTATTTCAGCATTCTATCGTTAACAGAATTCTCGGGCTCAATTTCTTCTACTGAATAAACAAAGAATATTTCCGTCTTGGTCTTCTTGTAATAATCGGTGTACTGAATAATAACTTCTTCTTCACCAATAATGGGAAGTTCTTTAAGAACATTACTACTCTCATGCACAACAGCAAAGCCATGAATATAGGGGCTACCCATACTCTCAGTGATACCCCAGTTGACAATGACCTTATTCAGCTCCGTGCCATCTGTTAGATTCTTATCTGCAAACGACTTACTTACATCAGCAAATATGGGTCTAATTCTAAACTGCTTTAATGCATAAAAGCCAGCCTGATGTTGTTTAGCTCCCATTGATTACCACCGAGAATCTATCTTCAATGAAAGAAAGATAAGACTTATTCAATAGTTGAATAGTTCTTTTGTCTTCATTCAACTCAACTTCATAGTCATACACTCGAACAGCATAGAACTCGCTAGTGGGGTCGGATAAATACGTTGCACGATTGATCCGGATATTTGGATCATACAGACTCTTATAGTGAACAATGTTACCAGCTATCGTAGTATTTTTTGTCCACTCTAACACTGCATCGCCTGTTGTGTTTGAGCGAGTTTCGTATTGAACCTTCATATACGATTCCAACTCTTCAGTTGTTTTATACCACTGCGTATATGGGTCAACGATGTCGTTTGCCATCAACACGAGCCATGCATACTCGGAATTGTCATAGTAGTAGTATGCCACGCTCTCGGGCTTGTCTCCATCTTCTAGCGTGTAGTTAGTATAATCTAATGCGCTTGCTTTGAGCATACTCGTCAATTTTACTTTACGAGTGATGTCAAGCACTTCTTCATTATTAATAACTACTGTGGGAAATTCTCTGAAATACGACATTATTAGTTTCCTGCTGGTGCGTACTTTTCGGGATCGGCTGAAATGTCCTCATCCGTAATTCCATCTGCATTGAGTTCGTCTTTCGTCCGGGTTACAGTAAGTCCACCCCGCCCCGTCTGAACACGATATTCATCTGTTAGGTTCTCATCGGTTGGTGTTTGTGCATCACTCTGTCCATCTGCTGCGGGTACTGCGGTACCACTATCGGGTTTATAAAGCACGTTCGCCGCGCTTAATAAAGGTGCCCGCAGAGTTGCGTCTTCGTTTAGCGCCTCTATGGACGTATCCATGTTATCATAATCGTCAGAAGTATGAATGTATGCTTCATTTAGCGTCATCGAGATACGAATAGCAGATGGACGTCCACCCCTATTAATAGCAATACCGTTTGGAGTATAGTCAACGTTTAACTGGCTGATCATCGATGTCTTGAACTTGAAGTAGTAGTCCATATCGATACCCTGGAAGTAGATATCAACCATAGCAGGATACCTCATGAGTCCACGATCAATCGCTGTGACTGTCGTATTTTGTCCTATAGCAGAGTCAATTTTAGGAAGAACCATACTTTGAAGTGTTTGAATGATGTCCTTGAGTGTGCGAGATTCCTCTTCACTCTCTGGAGATAATAGCCATTCAAGCGAGTGTACTTTAAGATCAACACCCTTAAATGTAAGTGTGGCAAATGGATTAACAGCTGTGCCTCGACCCGCGGATATGCCGTTGGCAATATCCGGAGCAATCTTGTCTAGTCCAGCTCTTACTAAGAATGACGTGACATCAGTGCCCTGGGTCGCGGCCTTGCTGAAGTCTCCACCTCCTATATCCGTACCTATGTTCTTTGCGGCTTCCATGACACCAGAGCTTAACTTGCTGGTTACACTACCAAGGCTACTTGGATTACTTGAGACTTGTGCGGCGGCTGTTGCTAAAATACCTAGTTCATCTCCAGCTACGTTAATCTTAAAAGAGTCTTGAATCTGACGAGGTAATGGCAGCACGATATCTGCAATATTATTTTCGGTGGAACCCATCGTGCCGCCATACTTGTATTCAAAGAATCTCATTAGCGTACAGTGAACACCAAGTCCTGCGGGAAATGTCAACACACCTCGGTTTGATTTCTTTCTCGCTGCGACAATCTGATCAGCGGTTAACGATAGTAGTGCCCTGGTCGAATCTGCCATTGTTTTGAACCTTTATAAATATTATGTTAATCTATTGCAATTATTTATATGAGTTTGTATGGCACTTCAAGGAAAATTTTATCAAGGAAAATTTCGACCTAAGAGCCCAAGTAAATACAAGGGCGATTACACTAATATTGTATATCGTTCGAGCTGGGAATGCCGATTTATGTCATATATAGATAAACATCCTCATGTCACGAAATGGAGCAGTGAGGAGATAATTGTGCCGTACCGCTCGTGCGTTGATGGCAAGATGCACAGATACTTTCCAGACTTCTACGTTGAAATGACGAATGCGCTGGGAAAGAGAGAGAAGTTGTTAATCGAGATCAAGCCGTATAAAGAGACTGTACCACCTAAGGTTCAAGAAACGAAGCGAAAGAAGCCCACGCAAAGGTATTTACGAGAAGTCAAGACATATGGAACTAACTCAAGCAAATGGAAAGCGGCAGAGGAGTTCTGTAAAGATAGGGGATGGAAATTCGTGATAATGACTGAGAAAGATTTGGGACTGAAGTGAGCGATGTGTTGCTCATATGAGTCTAATGAGTAAGAAATACTTATACGAGCAACATCTTTACAATACACATAAATAAGAGTATAGGGAAATATTGATAACCGAAGGCGTAGTGACACTATAATGGCTGTAGTATTTGATCGTATATTAACTAAGGGTGTTAGGTCTGGGCAGATACCTGCTCAGACTGCTAAAGCTCGTGACTGGTATCGTCAAACCGCTAAGGATTACGGAAGAGTGAAAGATAGTGAAATCTTCGGTAAAGGCAGTGATAAAGGTAGAATGGCATCTCGCCCATTAATCGGTGGTATGTATATGTACGAGTACATGGCTAAGGGTAGAAAAACTCTACCATATTTCGATAGCTTGCCCCTCATATTCCCATTTAATACTGCTACGGGAGGATTCTATGGACTCAATATGCACTATTTGCCGTTGCCGCTTCGTGCTAAGTTGATGGATGCGCTATACGATACCACTAATAATGACAAATACGACGAGACTACCAAATTAAAGATTAACTATGCGATTCTGTCAAAAGCCGCTAAGTTCGAGCCATTTAAACCTTGTGTCAAGCGCTATCTTACGTCACAGGTGAGAAGTAAGTTTATGTACATCTATCCATCTGAGTGGGATATAGCACTCTTCTTACCAACAGAGAGATTCCAGGGTGCCTCAAAAACAAAAGTCTGGTCAGATTCCAAGAAGAACATAGGGTAACTAAATGTCGTTCAACATACAGAGCTTTAGTAGTAAGATAAGCCAGCACGGTCTAGCGAAGAACAACTTGTTCTTTGTAACAATTGTAGTTCCTTCAGCAATTCAAGATGAGATGGGGGAGATAGCAGTCGTGCCTGATCTACAGTTTTTCTGTCGTAGTGTGACGTTGCCTGAGATGGATATGATCACCGCTGACATTCAACCTCAAGGCTTTGGCTCACCTCAGAGACGACCACAAGGTATGAACTTCCCCATCATTCCCGCTGTCTTTATGGTCGATAGCGACTTCGGTGTCATGAAGTTCTTTCATAGATGGGCGCAGGCTATCATCAACTATGATCGAAGCGAAGGCGTTCGTGGAATTGTAAACAATCAACTGCCGTTTGAGATGGGATATAAAAACGAGTATGGAACCGAAATGACAGTAACTGTATTTTCTTTCGGTGGTGGCAGCGAAACAGATTCCATATACACATATGAGTTGAGTGGCGTATATCCAGTTAATATTGGAAACACCTCTGAAGCATGGGAAAGCACCGCTGAAATTATGACGTTGCCTGTTGGGTTCACGTATGACACGTTGAGTGTTACCGGAGCTAAAACGCCCGTTGTCTTAGATGACGGACTCGGTGCAAATGGGTTATTAACTTGGTTTTCTTCTATTAACTCCGTAGCACAATCTATCAGAGGACTAAAGAAACCCAAAAACATCCAAGACGCAATCAACCAGATCACGAATGTATCAACAATTACGAATTCGTTTAAATAATTTTTATAATTTTTTACTATAGGAGAATGAGATGGGACTACCAAAAATTGAAATGCCGCTATTTGAGACTAAGCTGTTTTCGACTGGAAAGATTGTAAAGTTTAGACCCTTTACTGTCAAGGAAGAAAAGATACTTCTTATCGCACAAGAGGCAAATGACGTTGACCAAACACTTTTAGCTATTCGCCAGATTATCAGCAACTGTGTGTATGACCTAGATGTTGAACAATTGCCTATGTTTGATATGGAGTATCTAATGCTTCAACTACGTGCTAAGTCCGTGAATAACGTGATCACATTTAATATCACTGATCCTGATACGCAGAAGCCAGTGGAGATTGAACTAGACCTTGATACTATCAATCTGACATTGGATGACAGGCATTCAAAAGAAATCACGATTAAAGATGATATGCACCTGATGATGCGGTATCCTCGAATAAACGAAGTATCTCTATTTAAAGGTTATGAAGGTGACGAAGTAAATACACTGTTTAACATAATGATATCGTGTATAGACTGTGTTGTTGTCGGCGATACAATCAGCAGAATGGAAGACTTTACTCCTCAAGAAATTCAAGATTTCGTTGAATCGTTTCCTGGCAGTGTGGTTGAAGAGCTTAAGCTGTTCTTCGAAACAGTTCCAGTTCTTCGATATGAGGCAAAGTATATCAATGCTAACGGCGACGAGAAGACTTTAGTACTGGAGGGTATGGAGACTTTTTTTATCTAGCGTTGAGCCATAACAGCTTAGGAGTATACTATAAGACTATATTCTCTTTGGCTCAACATCATAAATACTCTATAAGTGAACTTGAGGGTCTTATACCATACGAGCGTGATGTGTATGTTGATCTGTTGTTAGAATATTTGGATAATCAAAAATCAAATCAATAGGAGATTAAAATGGCAAAAACTTCAGAAACAAAAGACAAGTACGCCGAGTATGATGTAGACGGCGATGGCGTTGCTACTGATCATGAGTTGGGTATAAGTCAAAAAATCGTTCGTCTAGAAAACGAAGATAAGAAGCAAGACGCCCAACGTAATATGGCATGGTTTAGCCTGTCAGGTATGTTGTTGTATCCGGCGGCGGTAATTATTTCAAGTTGGATTGGTTTAGAAAGTGCGGCAAACATTCTGGGAGCCATGGCTCCGACGTACTTCGTATCTGTAGCTGGCATCGTTGCAGCATTCTATGCCAAAGAAGCTTTCAGTAAGAACGTTTAAGGTAAAATAAGATGGAAGAGAACACCCCGGTTAGTGTTGCATCAGACAATGCGCTCGTTAATAATCCTAAACTGGAGGAAGTGTTCTCGTCTATCGAAAAGCAACTTACTATACAGACGGGTTTTCTCAAGTCAATGCAGGGCGACTTTGCCAATCAGTTTAAGTTTAATCGAGAGATGGCTAAAAAGGCTGAGAGCGCAAATAGTAGACTGAGTGTTGCAGACGAAGACGGCGCGACACCGAATGATTTATCTGATCCTACAAACGACGAGAATAAGAAAGATTTAGCTGGCGATTACGGGATTGGTGGCCTATTAGCTACTGCTATGGGCGGTGTTGGATTAGCTGCACTTCTTGGGGCCGCATTAAAGAAGACAGTTCCGGCATTGCTTGCGCCTGTCATAGGCAGTTTTATAAACGGCGCTGTAACAGAAGCACTGACTGATATAGGTGCAACAGAAGAAACGGCCGAGGTGATCGGAGACGCCTCTATGTCGGGAGTCAAGTGGGGTATCTGGGGCACACTGCTATTCGGAAAGTGGGGAGGGGCCGCTGGACTTCTTTATGGCGTAGGATCTCATCTAGGTAACATAATGGATAAGAACCAAGATGGCATCCTTGACGGCACTACTACGGAAATGGATCGTGAATTTTGGAATAAATGGGGCGCTGGAATTGGTGCGTCAGCAGGCGTACTTCTTATGATATTCGGTAAAAGATTGGGAGTAAAACTTCTGGCTGCCGGGAGCGCTGCGCTAGCGGCGACACTTGCAAAGATTAAGCCTCTCACCCCAGGCGCACCGACAAGTGGAGCTGCACCAAGACCTGGAGCATCAACTTTACCAAGGGGTACATTACCAAGTGGTAGTGGTGCGGCAGCGCGTGGCGCTGGAAACGTATTCAGTATAGCTACAGGTCAGCCTATGACCGTTACTGCTGTAGAAGAGGCAATGAAGAACGACCCAAGTAGGGCAACAAAATACGCAAAGTATGCTAAGTTTTTTAAGTTTGCTGGACCTGCTATGGCGGTCATTCCAGCACTGATTGGACCAGTTATGGCAATCCATAATGACGAGTCAGATGAAGAGATTAAAAAACAAATCGTTGGAGCATTAGGATCAATCGGCGGAGCATATTTAGGCGCGATAGCTGGTGCGGGAGCTGCAACAGTGATACCAGTTGTTGGTCAATCTGGTATTGGTAATATACTAGGTGGGCTTATTGGAGCTGCTGGTGGGGCATTGTCTGGCGAATTTATAGCGGAGGAGCTAGCAGATTTCCTGCTTGGCGGCCCCGATCCAAAACCCGTAGATGGTGCAGTTAATACTGGAGCATCTAGCTATGGCCAGATGAATCGACGAGCTAGACGAGCTAATCGCAGCCAGACACCCGGAGCAACTTATAACGAAAACGGAACACTGCAAGCAAGCGCTGAAGATATTACATTTGCTCAATCTGCTATGGATGCCGCTGGTCATACGCAAGCTATAACCCCAGGAAATGCGATGAGCCAGAAGGTAGACATGATCATCACCGATTCTTTGGTGTCTAAGAAGGGTAGTGGTGGCGGAGTTAACATGAATCAGATGGGTGGTAACGTAAGTAACACCACGAATGTTGGTGGCGCATCTACTATGGTCACCGTCATTCAAGCAAGCGGCAGCAATGCTCTGTCAAACAGTCTTCCTGTAAATATGGCGACTTGATAATAAGAAAGGGCGACATTTCTGCCGCCTTTCCGTCACGCTCTTAGCTGAGATTACTCTTCAGCTAAACTCTTGAAAAAGTCGAGAGAGTCATCAGAATCCCCCTCAGTTTCAAAAGATGGTGATGGAGCTACCTTAACTTCAGGAGCTTGACGCTCTTTAAATTTAGGAGTATACTCCACCCCCACACTGTTGTCCTCGGCAGCAGAGTTGCTGGGTGCGTGTGTGCTGCCATCAAGACCTAGAACCTTATACAGCTTTGCTTTCAGTTCGTTATAAGTCTTGAAGTTTTTAGGATCAACAATGTCTGCAAGGGAATGCTCTTTAGTCCAAACTGCTTCCATCTCCTCGTCTGACAGTGCGCCAGAGCTACCAGTAATTGGAGCTGCTGAGGCAAATTCAGATTTATCGTAGTTACGATATCCTTCAACTTGACGGATTTTAAGTTTGAAATCAGCGCCTTCCCATAGATCAAAGGGGTTTGTTGGTGCTTCATCAGCAAACTGAGGATTCATTGTATCGTTCAGTTTGTCGAAGATTTTCTTACCAAACTTATACAAGAACACTTGACCTTCACGAGAAGGGTTCGCACTATCTTGTACAACGTAGATATTTGCAACGTAGTTCAAGCGGCGCTTTTGCTTACGAGCAGTCTCCTTATCATCATCATGACCAGAGTTCCATAGCTTAGAGTTATACTCAGATACTGGATCGTCTTGACCAAGAGTTGTGAGAGAGTTCTCAATGTACCAGCCACCTGGTCCTTGAAACCCGTGATCCCAATATCGCACGAAAGGCAAATCCTCGCCTGTTGGTGCGGGCAAAAAACGAATTACTGCGTAGCCATTTCCAGCTTTATCAACTTCAGGCTTCCAGAAATTAGCAGAGTCTCCATAATCTTTTTTTGAGTTACCCATAGTGGATAACTGGTCGTTCAACTGATCGAATGATGAAGAACGTGCTTTTTTTAGTGCTGCGAAAGATGAGGTCATTTTGTGATACCTCAGTTTAATATGCGATTTATTTTACGATTTATGTTACGGTTTTGTCCTGCGTTTTATACTGCGATTATTATAAAGTCGTTATCATGGCTGTCCCCCTTTGTTGTGTTAATTATACACTAATGCTGTGTATTTGTCAAGACATATGTTACGCATTTTGACTTTATCATAGTCTAAGAATGGTTTGTATTTCTTGACAGTATTATTTATGCTGGGATAAACTATCGTGTCGTTGATAGCAGTAGTCCAGTACTTAAAGCAACCCGTCAGGTCATCAAAAATGATAAGGGTCTCAATGCTTATCTTCTTTGAGTTGTACAGTTTGATTACATTAGGGTACTGGCCATCTTCAACTAAGAAGTTGGAGTTAAAGTCCACGTCGAGTTCTTCAAGATCATTCGTAAAGATGTAAGACAAAGACTGTTGCCTCTTTGCCCACTCGGTATAACAGGTGTTTGCATCCTCGCTATCAATCAGATTACCAATCCAAAGATCGGGGTTCTTAACGAGATTTGCTAACACGAAGTTTTTAGAATCCTTACGCTTTGCTAGTTTATAGAAAAAGAACTTGTCTTTCCTGTTTTCAAAGCTATCCACACTTAACCGCATTTTACCACCATACTTAATAAAGTCATAGCTGGTGGTAAAATGCTTCTTCATTGCCATGTAATAAGTATAGAGGTCAAACGCCTCCCTAGTCGAATACATAGACATTGGTGTCATATCGGCAACCTTACCAATTTTTCTACCATGTTGAGATCCTCAGCCTCTCGATAAATCTTAGCTTTTAGAACTGGTGAACGTTTAATAATCTCTCCTATCACCTCTATATCAAGGTTATGCCGTTCAGCATAGTCAACGACTGCATCGATGTATGGCACTCCTTTAGTAATAAGCGATGCGATATCATTCATAATGAACTCAGAGTTTAACTTATTAAGAATTTCTAAATCTTGGTTATCTGGAATTTTCATGCACTCCTATCCGTGAAGAACTTTAATACCACGAACCCAACTATCGGCAACATCTTCCACATAGCTGATGTGGCCGTTAGGAAAAGATTCAACCATAAACGGCTTATTGTCGCCAATACTGTTATAGTATTCTATACGCAATACGCCGTCAACGTTAACAACTTCAGCCCTAGGGCTTTCAGGAGACTCTTTATAAAAAGTTGAGATGATCTTATTCACAATACACTCCTTCTATTCGTTAGATAGTAACGGTTTCCATTAGTGCTTCGAGTTCTTCAATCTCAGAGACAACTTCAGCCATGTTTTGTTTATGATAGATTCGAGCCATTTTGCCAAGATACTTTTTAGGAATGTCTACGTCTTCTGCCAGAGAAGACAGTGCTTCCTTAACAAAACTGCGTTCTGATTCCTGTCGAAGATATGAACCACTAATTTCGTCCATACAGTCTTTGATGCGTTTTTTATCAGCATCGGTTGAGGGTATAATAATTCCAGTCATACTATATTCACCTTGGTAAGTTAAAGTTGATAGAGCCACTTTTCTGTTTCTAGGTAAGTGGCCAACCCACCAGGTTTATGCGGCTAACGCATATCCTGTAGGAGCAAAAGTATCTTCTGCATTTACGGTTTTGCTTCTTTAACCGGGAACTCCCAGTCCTTAAGGTCTTTAGCATTGACCTATCCTCCACATAATCTCAATCTGTTTGTCGAATCTGCATCAGCCCCATCATAAAAACACTAACAATGCTCTTATGGTGGAGCTGTTGGGTGCTGCCCCCAAGTCCAAACAAATTTACTTTATGCCTCAACGAATTACTTACATAGTATATCTCATTCATAGACGTTTGTCAAGTACTATTCTATATTTCTGGAAACAAAGATTCGTTCACGAATGCATCAACATCGTCTTCGTTTAGGCCCAGGCTTTTCATCACGGCTGGGGTGTGAGGGTTTTGCTTTTGATAATGGGCATAGTTGTTCTGTGCGGCTGCACCCATTTCAACTGTAGAGTATCCGGAGTAGTCGGCTACATTCTCTAGATAGTACCCCAGAGTCTCTTCAGCAGTACTGCATATCTGCGCTATTTCGTTCGGTTCCTTGATCATACCAGCAGCTATCATATGATCAGTGAAGATTGCTTTAGCCCAAGGAGGGAGCTCTCTCTCTCG